AGTTTCATATTCAATTGTGACATCATTTTTCATTGTGCCGCCACCTTCTGAATAATCGTAACTATCGCTGTTCCACTGACTAATAATAGGATTAATTAATGTCCATGCGGCATATTTCTTTTGACTCAATCCGTAGATAGTAATATCACGGAAAAATGGTGGCTTGCCGGAACTAGTAGTACCAGTATTAGTACCATCGGAATAACTTTCTCCGATAAAACCCCAGTCAGCACTTTGTAATACTTGGCTATAAATGTCATTGGCATTATAGTTAAATCCATTACTCATCGATTGTAACATGCCTAATGTACCAGATGTGTTAGGTACACTTTGATATTTCTGACTTGGATCTTTATAATAATATGTGTAATAATTGTACCACAGATTACGAATTAAATCAGATTGGTCGTCATGCATTGTAATACGACTTGGTTCGTAGCGCATTTTACTTTGTATAACTCTTTTACGATTATACTGATTCATTACTGTTGTGTCGACTTTAAATTTAGGTAAGTCAATACTTTTAACCATCATGCCAATAGTTTCTACTGTGCCAGAACCATAGGCCGCTTGAAGCTGAGGAATTTGTCCAGTATTAATATTAAAAAAGACATGATATAAAAATTTGAGTCGGGGTGATAATTGATAGCCGTTGGTCTCAAATGTTTTAGCTGCGTGTGAGTAATCTTTTACGCCAGGTAATGCAACAATGCCTTGACCGAATGCTTGTAGTAGATCGCCGCCCTGGCCGAAAAAGCCGGTACCCATGATTAATTAATTAAACGTTAGGTACTGAAGCTGCGCCGGTAGCTTGACCTAAAGATTGGCCGCCTGCGTAGGCTACAGCTTGTCCTACGCCTGTTGGAACACCTGCTCCATTGACTTGGATGGCATTATCATAGGTAATTGTTAATCCAATCTTAACTTGATCGGATGTATTATAATCCATAGAATTGTAATTAACATCTTTTAAGTAGGCACCAAGAATTTGCCATTCTTCTAACACAGTAGGTTCATTATTCGCATTACCGCCGTCTAATATTTGTAGTTGTATTGTAAACTTGTAGTCAATACCAGCAGCCGCAGAACTTTGCTCCATAAAATCTAATTGCTTCTGTAACTGCTCTCCTACTAATTTGCTTACATTTCCTTGAGCATCATCACGCAAGTCGCAAGTAACATCAGTCCACGAGTGCTTACCAGCAAGTTTAACAGTACTGTTATAAATTGGTAATTTGATTTCTTCAAATTGTACGTGTGGACGATCAAACTTCATGACTTGTTTTGTCAACTCTGTTGTAGGTGTACTTACACCAAAGTTTGAAAAGAAAACACGGAAGCGATACGCCAGTTTAGGCATTAATAAGCCCTGTGTTGATGCGCTTTGACCGTCTGCCCCTAGCGGGACTGTCATGTTAGTTAATGAGGATGTTGCCATTTGTTAATCTCCGATATACTTTATTTAGTTAATAAAGTTGGGTAAAAAAATTACCCAACTTTCTTTAAGCAGCAGCCTGCGCCGCAATCGCTCCAGTATTTTCAATACGCAGAGGAATATAAATGAATTCCACAGCTTTCACTGGCTCAATAGCAATATCAACCCATAACTGATTTTGATCGATTGTTGTTGGTGTATTGTTTGTACTATCACATACTACCAAATAATCGTAAATACCGCGTTTAGATACTAAATCAATCATTAAACTTGTGATTGAATTGCTGATTCCTGTACGGGTAATTTGATCATTTGGTTCAAACAAATACTGCTTGCCAATTGCTTCAAGTCTAGCACGGATAAAGCATATTAAACGAGCCACGTTAATACGATCCAATGCTGTTGCCGTTGCTTGTAATGTCTTATTACCAAAGTTAGTAATACCAACGCCTGGAATATAGGTAATTGGATTAATTTGATTTGAGTACAGTACATCACGCAATGATTGGCCAACACTCAATGTTTCAAATACACCAGTGATACCATTTAAGTAGCCTAATTGTTGTGCATTATCAACTAAACCGCGTCGTGTTCCTGCTGGAGCTAACCAAGGATAAGCGACTTCATCGCTGCGAATGATAGTACGAATCATCATATGGCTTGGATAAGTTACACAAAAATTCCCACTAAGATCAGTAGTACGACAACTTGGATAGAATGTTGCTCCATACGGATCGCCAGCAGCTAAATTGCCATCGCCTGTAGGCAAGCCCAATCCATTATTATCGCTGGCCCACTTAGCTACATCTTCAGGAGTCAAACGCAATGGTGTATCAATAATAGCAAATGCTACGTTATTAATTTCATTGTTTAATGCTTCTAAATTAGGAGCTAACTCTGGATAACCAGTGGCCGCTATTAAGTTATAAGAGTTTTGCTCCTCACGAATCTGTGTATTAGTATCAACAGCAGCTTTCATTGCCTCGACAATTAGTATACGCTGAGATTGACGACCCATATAAGGAGCACCATCTGGACGACTACCTGTAGCACTTAACCATGTACTAGTTACATCTTGTGGTGCCCAATAAGTTGTTGCTGTGTCGGGCTGTTGATTGGTATTATTATTAATACACGCATACACTGAATTATTATATTGTACATATTCGCCAATGGTGTATGATGTAGCGTCGTCCCACTCATATGTTGGATAACTTTGATTGTTAAAATAATTTGATTGATATGTTTTAACATTAAATCCAGAACGGCGAGTATTCCATAACAGTATACCTGTTGGATATAGTAATGCGTTTGGCGCATCTGGATCTAAGTAGTTACTTGTTAATAGACTTTCAATCGTTGGTAATGCCGCAGACACTGGATCTGTTGTGCCATTTGGAGCCCAACGAGCGTCAGCAAACAGAATACCGCTAGATTGTGTTTGATCTGTATTGACAATTTGTACCCACTGGTCGACTCCGTCGACACTCTGCCAACGATATAACAACGGATAATTTTCTAAATCACTTGTGTTAAGCCATAAATCTCCATAAACCAACGGACTTTCTGCTTGATCAGTTTGTGTAGTTGGAGCTGTGGCGCTGATAATAGGACCAGTAGCATTTGTCTGTGTTAAATCGTAACCACGACTATCTGAAGTTACATTTTGATAACCTTGCCATACACCGTTATCTTGGATCATAATATCCACTTGGGTAGGATCACTATAATACCAATATGTGCCATCGGTTGGGTTTTGATCTGGAGCAACATCTGATGCTGTATATGTAAATGTTGGACTACCTACCCAGTTACTCAATAAACTACCGATAGGAACACCATCGATATAACGCTGACGAACTAAGAAAGTTGTTCCTGGAATAAATCCAGCATCTGTTACAGGAGTGCCAGTTACATTAGTAAGTTCAATGTCGCCGCCAGCACTATGTGTCATTACAATAGCGCCTGTGCTAGCAATACTAGCACTTACATAAGGAATATCAGCAGAACTAACAGCCGATACAAAGTCAACGGCTGTGTTTCCACCTAGTGTAACAGTTGCTTGGGTATTAGATGCTGTTCCAGGCTGGCTTGCTCCAATAGTGAACTGATTACCTGTTGTAAATGATGGAGTTGTATTACTACCAGTTACAATGGTTTCGCCAGTTGTATAACGCTCAAGAATTGTATATCCTGCCGTGCCTTGGTTATATGGATAACTCTTGGCAAATAACGAGCCCGCTGGAATAGTTTGACCACCGTTTGATGGATCTAGCCCATAAAGTGCATTGTTATCAGTAGAATAAACTGGTACTGATTTGATTACATATACACCTAATGTTGAGTTATATTCTTTCATTACTAATGATGTGCCATGATTTGCACTAGTAGATTTCTGCCAGATAGAACCGGTAACTCCAGTGGCATTTGCCCCACCGGTGCTCCAAGATGGTACAGTATACCCTGGACTATTTTGATAGTATGGAGCATAGTAAGTTCCTGCTGATAAACCTAACGCAGTAAGAGTTGGGTCGGCATTTGATCCACTTGGGCCAAGTACGATAGTTCCAGTTTCAGAACCAACAGTTCCGCCGCTAACATAAGCATTGGCAATAGTACTAGAAAAACTTACTGTAGTAAGTGTGCAATTCGAAACAACATATTCTCCGTTATAGATAGAAGGATTTACACCACCGATAGCGATAGTACTACCAACAGTAAATGGTACATTTCCTTGTGTGGCGTATGTTGCAGTTACAACATTGGCATTACTGGTGATACCTGTGATAGATATAGGAGCTGCTGTAGCAGTACTATCACAATATAAAGTTAACGATCCGCCAATATTAGCTGCGTATACGCCGGCAAGACCTACTGATGTAATACTGGAAACTACATTGGTTACACTATTACCATTGCCTACTGGAATAGTTTGACCATTAATTGTAAATGAACCGGCGGATAAACTACTTGGAGTTGTATTTCCTTGAACCGTTGCCCAAGAAGTTTGCCACTCATTACTACCAATCTGAACCCAAGTATTATAAAGATTACTGATTTCTGTATCGGGAGTCTGATCTGATGTAGGACCTCCACGCTTAAAATAAATTGGGTTTGATGTATATGTTGCTGTAACAGCATACTGTCCAATACTGCCGTAACTTTCTAATGGAACTGAAGAACTTGAATTTAAATATTCAGAATTAGTAATTACTGAAGGGATCACGTTAGTAAATGTACGCTTTGTTTGGCTCCACTGGAACAATCCCCATTGGCTGGTTGTAGTATCTAACCAATATGTACCATTATTAGGATTGCCAATTGGGCGTGTCAACGATGCGGTAAGCGCAGCTAAATCAATATTAGCACGAATTACATAGCACTGATTAGTAACACCTAACGCGGAATAAGCGGCTAATAAGCCGTATTCGTTGAGCTCATAGCCATTGATAGGAGTGCCGTTTGTAGTTGTATAAAAGAACGGAACACCGTAATGAGCACTAAGGGCTCTTTGGCTAGTCGCAAGGTAAAGCTGATCAGCATTTGCAGTTAATGTGCCAGGAGCAATTCCTTGACCATCACCAGATAATTTATTTGACGCTGTAGCGATAACTACTAGCGGGACTGAGTTAGTAGCAGCCGGTAAGTATTGACTTTCGTCAACTACTGTAACTTGTACGCCTGGGGATACTAATGTGTTTGCCATTGCAAAATCCTTTTTATTAATTATTAATATTTAGCATTTTAATCAAAAAGACTCCAATAATCGCGGCCTATATAGTAGGTTTGCCCAGCTAAATACCCGTATGCGCCCTATTTGTCCAGCCTGTAACCAGCGTCCAAGAGCTGTAGCCTATCATAGAAATGATAAAATTTATTATCGTAGTAGGTGTTCGTCGTGTATTCGTAAGAAACGAAAAGAAAAACCGCAGACTCCGCTATGGGAATCCAAGGGTTATAAAAAGAAGACTGTTTGCGATCGCTGCGGGTTTAGATCTAGATGGGCTGCTCAACTACTAGTATTTCATATAGATGGCAATTTAAATAACAACGGCGTAAGGAATTTAAAAACTATATGTCAAAACTGTGTAATAGATGTTAAGAAAGCAGATCTTCCGTGGAAGGCCGGAGATTTAGAACCAGATGCTTAATTTGGCCATATAAATTGTCTAGCCCGTCTGCGTTGTTATCGACTACATAATCAAACTCAGTACCAATCCAAGCAGTTTCACTAGCATGAATTTTGTATTTTTCAAGCTCAGTCTTGGCACGACTCCAACTAATGTTCGACGGGCCAGCATTTACAATTCGAGCCAGCTCAAACCACACAGGTTCGGGGCCACGGACAACACGGATAACAATGCCGCCGGCACGTTTAATTGCTTGAATTTCATTAGGAAACCGACAATCTGAAATTACAACATCGTCGTGTGTCTTGCGTAATTTATTTTCTAAGCTAGCAATCCAGATGTCGTCGTGGAAACTCTTTCTAGCTACTTCTGTGCCCCAAAACTGTAATACATAGCGTGGTGTAAGGTTAGGCATACCCAAGCGTTCTGCCCACCACGGGTCTACTTGTTCGCGCCATTCTCTACTTTCGCGAGTACGACCTTCTAATAATTCTCGATCCCAACCGAATACTGATGACACAGCATCTTTAAGTGTATGGGCAAATGATTCTCGTCGGAATTGGTGTATATTCTGTAAGTAGTCAGCAATAGTATCTTTGCCTGACCCGATCAATCCACAAATTCCAATAATCATAATCTATCCTTTTTCTAAATTACTTAATTTCTTTGATGTTCAAGTGTCTAAATGTTGCTTGTAGCATATCAATCTGACGCTTACAATCCTCTAGAGCATGATGTGAAGTAGGCGGACGAGGGCAGTTGGGCCATAAGGAATATATAGTTCTAGCATCGCGCACTTTATAAAACTGCCAAGGCTGAACTCTACCTAAAGATTTGTAAGCGTGTTCCAGGATATTCATGTCGTAAGTTGGACCGTTAGCCCATACAAAGTCGGCATGCCATGTTAGTTTGTGCAGGCCATCTAAGGCATCACTTAGAGAAATCCTGCCTTCTTCGTTAAATGCTTCTGCGCTTGCTTCGGGTTGGGTGGCCCACCAAGCAATAGTATCATCGGTGATAGCACGACCTTCTTGACTTTCTAAAGTGACTCGAGCATAAAAATGATTTAATCCGTAGCCTAGACCAAATGGATCAAAAGATTGTGCTGCGATTGTTAAAATAGTAGCATCTGGCGTGGTTGCCAAACCTTCTATGTCGATCATTATGTGTTGTGCCATGCTGTAAGTATAGCATAGATTAACCTAGATTACAAGTATTTTTTAGCCAATTACCCAAGTAAGTGGCTGTGAGCCATCTACATAATTTTTCAAATCTTCGATACATTTTGCCATAATTGCCATACCTTCGGCTTTCATGGCGGCTCCATTCAGGGTTGTGCCGCCTTGCGGTCCGGATATAGTACCAAACTTTTCACGAGCTTCGCCGATAATTAATTTACAATTTCCGTACATATAATCACGGATCCACTGACGAATTTGGAAATCAGAAAGTAAATTTACTTCTGGTTTTAAGTTGTAAGTCCATAGTAAAACATTCTCGCCTACACCTTTTGGATCACGGATTAATTGTAATTTTTTGGTGACTGGATTCCAAGTGTAGTTCATGTAAGCACCAAACATACGGCCAGCAAGTTCGACATATTGTGAGTAGAAATCATAGGTAGCAAGGCCACCCGCTACATTAAAATTCATCAAATAAACATTTAGCGTTGCTTGACTAAATGGGTCAAAGTTGGAGGCATATGGGCCGGTTGAATCGCCAAATGTTCTGCGGAAAATCTGACGAACTTGAATAACTTCTTCCGGCAAATCATAGATGTTTACATTAGTTACGAGCTCCATGAAGGTATAACTTTCTTCATAAGCGTTTTGTGCCCGCTGACGATAAGTGCCTATTGTACCGCGGTAAGCCGCTTCAAAATGACTAGCGTCTAGCTCAATATCAATGATTTCGTCGGCTAATTGAAGCCGAACATATTCAATTAGTTGTTGTTTAAGGGTTTCTAATGTAGATTCAGATTGCAATGCCATATGGACTCCGTGTCCATATATTTAGCAAGATTACCAGGCTTTTAGAATGATTATATTCTCGTTACCACGCCCTGTAAACTTAGTTTCCGTAGCTTTAATATCCCCAAACGATTTACGCATCGCTGGCTTTCCGCCCGACATAACTGCTTTAAGTTGTTCAGCTGGTTTGCGTAATGTTTTCTGTACAGTTGTCATAGCATCAAAAGCAATAATAGCAGAACCCTTGACAGTAAATGTGCCCAAGTGTGCGTCGGCCATGACATGGATTAATTTGCGCTTTGCCGTATCATACAACCAAGCTTCGCTTGCGCCCACAAGTTTTGCTGGGTTTTCAGACTTAAGATTAAACTCTGAAAATTCTTTAAGATACTTAAATTTGCTTGACTGTCTTTCTGGACTTACTGCTTTCTTAGCACGGGGCTTACGTTCTACTTTCTTAATACTAATATAGGACGAACAATCTGCTAATACAGCTTCACAAAATTTTACGCATTGTTTTAGTTGTGCTTTAGACAAATGACTGTAGCCTTCTACTAATTGTTCGTCGGCACCTTCTAACACTTCGTTAAATTCTTGTAGTCGCAAATCCCATACTCGAGTAATGTTAGGAATCATCTGCGGGCTAATATTCATACCGCGAATTAATGCGATAGGTTTAAAGTCAGCTGACATTTTTGCGCCGGCTACAATAAAATCATCAAACATTCCTTCGAGCTCACCAGCACACTCGCTTGCTTTTTCTCGAAGATGATCTTGAATAGTTAGTTTTACTTGGGCTGTTTCTTCGTCAGTGGCCGCGGCTTTTTTGATTTCCTGTTTAGATTTAAGCATTAATGAAATTTGCTCATCTAAAATACATTGTTCGTGTTCGTTGAGCATTAATCCTAACACACTCATACGACATACCCATGCTGGTGTTACACGTATTTGACTGTCTGGAATTCCGCGAATTAGACGAGCATCAGCTTTACGATTATTAATTTCCAAATACATAGCAATCATATCTTTGGCATCTTTTTTACCATAGTGATAGTTATACCATTGGAACGCATTAGCAAACGAACTAATACGATTAGTTTCGTCTGGTTGAATACGCCACTCTGGTTCAAAGCCAACATATTTGGTTTCGGCACCCTTGGGGTTTAGTCGCTTGATAGTAATTTCGTTTTTTGCCATAGTTTTAATAGTGTAATGTCTGTCTAAGTAAATGTCAACCTATCAAGGCTGCAAAGGTAATGTGTTGTTCCAAATTATCTAATAATCCGTTTACTTGTTTTTTCAATTCAATAAATTTTGATGTGTCTCGTTTGAGTCTACGGCATTCTACAGATTCTTGACTAAGGGCTGTAATTGCTCGATCTACATTAGTCAACATTTTGCGTAAATCACGATATGCTACCTTGTTTTTTACAGCAGATATTTGTTTTTCTGCGTGATTTACCCTGTCTAAAATGTCATCCATAACAGTAATTATATAGTATTGGGAATTACTAGTCAACCTTTGGCGAACTAAATACTTATTATGCCTAGATTGTCACTTTACAGACCTAATAGAACCGCAGATTACCAATTTTTGGATCGCACAATTTCCGAACGCTATACTGTGGGCGGACTGGATGTCTTTGTACACAAATACATGGGGCCTATCGTAGATACTACCGATAATCCAGGAAACAAAGATGCTACCTTACCGGTTTATACTTCGGAAAATCCTTTGTTTATTGAAGATTTATTGTTATTAGAAAATCGTGATCGTGCTTATGATCCTAACATTTATATCATGCGTGGCGTTTACACCCAGAACGATATTGATTTTAATTTAACACAATTTGGCTTATTTTTAAACAATGATACATTATACATTACATTTCATTATAATGATATGATCGATACTTATGGCCGTAAATTGATGGCTGG